GGTGTTCGATGCGTTCAACGATTGCGCGCAATTCATCGGCGGTGACGTTCTGTGTGGTGTTTGTCATGTCATGCTCTCTTTGGTTAAGTTTCATTTGTAGGTTTTCTTCGGTGGTGTCTTTGGAAGCGCAGCAATGGCTTCTCGGCCTGCTGCGGTGACGCGGTAGTAAGGCGCTGTTTTTGGTAAAGCAAAAGGCGTGTTATTTTCAACTGCAACACGTTCAATCCAGCCAGCACGCGCGCAACCAGACATGGTTCTGCTTTGGGCGCGAATGTCTTTGGCTTGAAATGGGCCATCAATGGTGTGCATGGCAAGCAATGCATACCAGCGAGAATGTGTAAGTGTCGGTTTCATGCGTTTTCCCTTTCCGACCATTCGACGTCATGCCTTGATCCGTATTCGTAAATGACTTCAATCAGGTCGCTCATTTGTTTTTTGTTTAGCTTTGATGTCCGAAAGCCCAGTGGAAATGGTCCGCTGCCGTCAAGCCCGTCTGCAAACTGCACCTGATGACCAAGGCTATGCATGAATGCGCATTTCCAAGTTTCTGGCGTCCATTTGCGGCTTTCGGGCTTTGCCAAAGCAATGTCTGTCAGCATCGCCCACATCTTTGCATTTTGGTCTGGCGTTCTGTCCCCACCAACAATGCTGACCGTGGAATAGTCGGGCGCAGCGTCAATAAGCTGGTGGGCATACATGCGCTGCCGTGGACCAGCCAATCGGACCTTGTAGGGCATCACCCAGCCCCCTGCGATGTCCAATGGTCCAGCATGACCCGAATCACATCTTTGCGATCCATATTCAACGCCTTCACTGTCTGGTTCAACGTTTCCCATGTGTCTGTTTTGTCAATGCCGCCCCCAGCTTCTTCGATGCGCTCAAATGTGTCGATGATGTCTGCGCGGTGCATCAATACGCCTCCTTTTCCTGCCAACGTTTTACGCCTGCGATGTCAGTGTCTTTGTGGTTCTTGGCAACATATGCCTCGATGAATGCAGTGATTGCATCGCGGTCATTGCCTGCGATCCAATGCAGGGCGGCGCGGTGGTCTTCAATATCGTATCGGTGGACAGTGCGCATCCCCAATACCCTGTCTTTCTGCTTGGCACTGGCATCTGCAAGCGCCTGCTGCGCCTGTGCGGCCTTCTGGGCGGCATCGCGCTGTGCGTCTATATCTGACGCTGATGCAGCCTTGGCGGCGTCCTCGGCCTCTTGGCGGGCCTTGTTGGCGGCATCCCATGCTGCCCGCTTCTCTGCCTCCTTCTCAGCGGCCAGCTTGCGCTTGTATGGGTCTTGGCAGGCGATCAGGCCTTTGACGATTCGATCCAGATCATCCTGCGTCGGTTTCCATCGCGCAATTTCTGTTTTCCAAGCCTCGTGCAACGGCTTGGTGCTTTCATCGCGGGCAGCGTTTAAATCCTTGAGCGCGCTCTTGATGGTTTTAAGCAAGGCGTCGGTTGCCTTGAGTTGGTCGGCATTTTCGATTGGCTGTCCGTCCAGCCAGTTTTGCGCCTCGTCAATGGCTTCGCCGTATGGGGCCAGTGCCTCGTCGATGGGGTCTGGCGGGTTATTACCGCCAACGGAAAGACGTGGATCGTTTGTCATGTTTTTGTCCCTTCTTTTCTCAATACGGTAATTCGTCGCCGCACAGATCGGCATTGGCTGCGTGTGTCAGCCTCAGCTTGGCAGCATCCTTGGCTGCGCTAACGACTAGCAAGGCTGCTACAGGCTTTGGGATGCGCGACCAGCGTTCCTTGAGGTCGTCAAGGCTGTCCGCCTCGGCCAGATACTCTCGAGCCTTCTGTGAGGCCTCTGTGTCGATGGGTGCGGGCTTTGGTTCCGCTTTAGGTGGGGCCTTGGATGCGGCATTTCCATCATCATCTTCCGCAGCTATGCCTGTGACGCTCTCAAGCCCAATGCGCTTGGCATAGGTCGTGGCAGACTTCATGCCCTGCATATTTTGCTTGTCCACAATCATTGGAACGTCGCAATGAATGTGCGTGTCTGTCGCCCCGTGTGAAAGCGTGGTGCGCATCGCTGTTCCGTGTTCGTCGCGTATCACACTGTGATACATCGCAATGCCTTGCTCTGTGAGCGCGGGAACAGCGACCGAGACGACATCGGCCAGATCGGCATATTTGCTTTTGAAGGCAGGGTTTACCGATCCCTTGGTGACTTTGCCCATGTTTGCCTGTGCGGCACAGAGAGCCATGTAAATGTTTTTATGCTCAGTCATGTTACCAGCCCATCCCATGCCCGAAGATCAGGAAAGCGTAGCCGCCCCCGAAGATTGCGATGGCACCGATCAGGTCGGTAAGAAGGTCTTTCATTTTCATTGTCGTTGCTCCTATGCAAATTCTGTTTCGTCGGCCAAGTCGATGATGGCCTGCTGCAAGTCGGCAGGCAGATCGGTCATCTTGACGTCAATGCCCAATATAGTCAGCGCCGCGACCTCAATGCTGGCGGGATCGACTTCATCCCAGACAGGCGAACCCGGCACGCCGTAGTCGCTGCGTTCTGTTTCAGCGTGGAAGTCTACTTGGATCTCTTCGCCGTTGTATGTTGATGTGACTGTCATGTTTTGCTCCGATCAATAAAGGACAAAGCGCAACTGTGCGCCGTCCAGTTCGCAATCAGCAAGCGCGACCGATGCTGGAATTTTATCTTCATCAATAAAAGATGGCGTTCCCATTTTGACGCTAGCAGCGATACAAAGACCTGCCGAATCTTGGCGCTTGCGCGTGCTGCGCGATGTCAGCTTGAAACCGTCTGGGTGACGGCACAAAACAAAAATGCCTGTTCCGCTGTCACGGCCCAAAATAACCCGATCACCAACAACCCAGCGCATTGCTTTCATTGCGTCTGCCTGTATGCCAATCGAAAGTTGTGCTGGCCGACCTTCGCCCGCTCTTGATGATGCAAGATATACGCCAGATTTATTGCTAGCTGATGCGCCACCTTTGCGCTTTGGCGTTGCCCATTGAATTGTCATGTTTTGCTCCCGTGGTGGTGGGGGCCGAAGCCCCCCTTGGTTATGCTGTGCGCTGCAATTTGGCGGCTTCATCCCGGCTAACGACCGCGCCGTCAATGTAGCACTTGACGCGAGTGTGAATCTTGGGGCCGCGCCAAACCCGCTCCGCCTTAACCATTAGGTTGCCATTTTTAACAACGTATTCTGTGCTTCCTACGTTGGCCCGCGCATGTTGAATCATTGCGTCAAGGTTCATTGTCATGTGCTTGTCTCCTGTTTGCGTTCCGTCTAACAACTGTCTAACTTTCTTGCGGCGTTCTTGCAAGCACATATTGCGCATTGCCTGAAATAATTTTATGCTGACCAAACATAACACAGGAGAACGACATGGAACCGACACCGATCTTCACCGCTAACCTGCGGGCATATTCAGATGCATGGAAAACCAAAGGCGTTAGCCTGGGCCAGCAAGCTGCTAGGTGCAACATGGGCAAGCCTGCTTATTCGCAGCTGCGATCTGGTAATGTGCAGGCACCAAGCATCTGGACCGCTGTTCGTCTGGCCGAGGGGCTGGGCGTCACCGTTGACGATCTGGTGACTGACAGGCCGTCAGTGCGCGAGGCAACTTGTCGTCGCATATTTGAAGGCAAGCATCGCGGGGCTCCGGCATGAGGCGCAATCTTGAAGGCCCGATCCACCAAGCAATTCTTGGCTATCTACGCCTGCAATATCCGCAGGCTGTGGTGCATCATTCTGCCAACCAAACAGACGTCAGGGGGCAGGCCATTGCCCGCGCCATTGCCAAACAGAAATTCATGGGCATGGTTGTCGGCTTTCCCGATCTGATGATGCTGAATCAGGGCCACTTTTACGGCTTCGAGATCAAAGCCGAGGGCGGATATGCCAGCCCTGCCCAGCGGGCCGTGGGTGCGGCTATAATCGCTGCGGGTGGCTATTGGGCCGTGGTGCGATCCATTGATGATGTCAAAGAGAAGCTGGGAGAGTGGGATGCGTGACCAGATCATAGCCCTGCTGTCGATTGTGCCGGGTGGCAGTGCCGAAACCATTGCAGACGATCTATCTGCCCTGGGAGGTGCGCCAGTGGCACAGGATATTGTACAACGGACCCTGATCGAAATGGACGACGCTGGCGATGTGCTGATGCGTGGTGGTTGGTATAGATTGAGCCAAGCGGCAAAAAAACGGCGGGGAGACAGCAATGCCTCAACCCGCCAGTAAGCCGCGTGGGAGGTGCAGGAGGACACCACGGCTGCGCCCATGACCAGCGCACGGGTATCATAGCAGGTGCTGGGGAAATGACCAGCTTGCGCTTGCAAACCTGATGAAAATGGCATAATCTAAAAAAAGCGGCGGCGGGATGCGAGTCAGATAGCATCAACCGCCGCCTTGATGGCACGAAACTTTTGCAGGGTTTCAACGTGCCACGATTGAAAACATAACGCATTCGCGGTCACGTTTCAATAGAACCCCTGCTGATTTTGGCACTTTCAAGAAAGTGAAATTAGACGGGCTGATACTTCCCCAATGTATCTATTCACCGGGGACCACCCCCACCCCGTTCAAGATCGGTCCTAACTGGACTTGGACAGAAGCGCGACAACAAACCCACCGACACGGCATGAGCCAGATCGGGGACCGGAAACGGGGCAGGTGCAAACCCTGCGGGCAGCGGCTGGGCCTTCGATATAGGTCATCGCGTGGATACGGTGAAGGAAGGTTAGGTACTGCCCTATATATGGGGGCAGTAGCGGGGGCCGGATATTGTCTAACGATAAGTCACTGCAAGATAAGCAAAAAAAGAGTTGCAGAAACGAATAAACTGCGTCAGGATGTTATTGCGCGGCTAGGCTGATCCCCGAAAAGGTGGCCCTCCCCCACCCTGCCTGCGCATCACAAGGGGGACGCTAAGGAGAGCGGATGATTGAAGCACCACAAGACATCCTTGCGCATCATGCAGACCGTGACGCCTGCGACAGCTTCACAGCATGGCGCAAGAAGATCAGGAAGCCGCTGACAGAGCGTGCAGCACTGATGATTGCCAAGACCCTATCTGCGATCAACGCGGATGGTGGAGATGCCACCGAGGCGCTGGACATGGCGCAGGAACATGGATGGCAGACAATAAAGCCCGAATGGTATTGGAGACAGAAAGATGGCAACGGAAATCGCAAAGCGGGACATTCCCACACCGACACCACAGATCGCCAAATCACTTTCGCCGGATCAGCTATCCGCACACCGTCAGGCGATTGCTTTTGACGTCAAGACCATTCTCAGCGCCTACTTCCAGCCGCATGAGGACGAACGCATTAAGGCCGCACAGCTTGCTTGGTGGTGTGATGAATTGCAGGACTGGACGCAAGAGCAGGTGCTATGGGCGCTGCGGAAATGGAACCGCGACAACCCAGATCGACGCCCGACGCCCGGCCACATTCTAAGCATCTGCAAGAACGCACGCGGCAAAAAGATTGCGACAACTATCCGTCAGCCAGAACCAGAGCCAGAGCGTACACCAGTGGACCGTGAACGGGCTGCGGCGATCATGGCCGAGGCAGGCTTCGCCCCAAGAAAGTTTGGCGGTGATACATAAATTGCTTGAGGCGGTTTATGATATGTGTAAATGTGAACAGGCATAAAGGAGATATGATATGCTAAACATGACCATTGCAGGCAACGTAGGAAAAGACGCGGTTCTGCGCAAAACACAAAACGGCGACTCGGTTCTCGGCTTTTCGATTGCCGTAGATCAGGGCAAGGACAAGGGCGGCAACAAGCGCGACAGCGTTTGGGTCAGCTGTTCGATCTTTGGTCAGCGGGCCGACAGCCTGCAAAGCTACATTACCAAAGGTTCCAAGCTGGCGTTGTCTGGCAAGCCCAGCGTCAACGTCTACGAGGGCAAAGGTTCGCTGCAACTGCTGGTCAATGAATTGACGTTCATGGGTGGCGGCGGCGAACGGTCCGAGCAGGGCGGCTATGACCAGCCACCGCAATCCAATGTGCCTGACGACGAAATTCCATTTTAGGATGGCACAGATTGACATCACAGCAGAAGGCAAAGGCACGTTCCAGATGGTTCTTGCCAATGCCGAAGCTGGCGACGAAATCTTGTATCACGTCGGCAAACACGCAGCGGGGGCGCATAAGTATGAAGCCTTCGTTGCACACCAGCGCGGGGAATGTTTGCTTTATCAGCGCCGCCTTGGTGAAAGCCGTTTTGCCTACATCGCCCGCAAGACCCAACCATGAAGCCTTGGGCTACGGGTGACGCAATCGGATCTGGCGACGTTTACTTGCCGGACACCAAGACAAAGGCCGCATATGGCCAAGCCTGCCGCGCAGCAATCATCAACAGCGCCGCGCGACACGCAATAAACCTAACCACCCTGCAAGCACGCAGGGACTACATCAACGGCCACCCAGCGAAAGGACAACTAAAAGCGCGGGTGTCGGAACTATGGGAGAGCCGCAATGAATGACCCGCAAGAGCGCGTTGGCCGAGGGCAATGGTTCAGCCACGACGGGCCGATCTGGATTGACACGCTGGGCGATGAATACTTGCTCAACTGCTACAAGACCTGCGTGCGCCACGGCAACATGAAGGCTGACGAGTTGCTGGAGGAGATCAGAAACAGAAACATGGAATGGAGATTAGAGACATGACCAAATTCAAAGCAGGCCAGAAGTGGCGGATGCGTAACGACGCCTCTGCGGTGCTGGATCGCGACGAACTTATTGAGCTGATCTGCAAGGCCATCGGTGGCGGGGACAAGGTTGGCATGGTCGATTTTCATGTGGCCGAAGACATCGCGGATGCGTTGCTTGCTCGGCCATTCCCTGACGCGCTGGACATGGCTACTAAGGGGGGTGGAGTGATGGGGGACGCACCAGAACGGATTTGGGCCTATGGTCGAACCGGATATTCGATTGAAGATGGAACGTGGGATAATTCAGAAAAACCAAATTGCTCGCAGGACTGGCCGCACGAAAAATACATTCGCGCCGATTTTGTTGACGCCATCATTTTTGCGGCGCAGGCCGTCATTGACAGATGGGACAGCCCAGATTGGAAAGACGAAAATCACACGGCAGATTATATCAATGTATTGCGCCGCGCCCTGAACACCCCCGAAACCCGCGCCGCGATACTGGCGGACGCTATGAAAGGAAAGACTGATGATTAGAATTGACCTGCGATATGCTTTGCCAATCATCGCGTTTTATGTGCCGACGCTCATGTTCGCAACCCTGGGGCTGATGATAGGGTATCCTCTCTCCGATATGCGAGTGCGAGAGGCTTTGCTTGCGATTGGCGCCTTTGGCGGGCTTGTGTTATCAGCAGGTACCATTCTCCATTATTCCGCCGAGCGGAGAGAGCCGGTCTGGTTTTACATTAGGGGGCGTGAATAATGGACCTTATCACAATAATGCGGCTGCGTTGTTCACGGCGCTGGCAATGGCGGACGCTATGAAAGGAAAGACTGATGAGTGACATGTCGATAATTGTTCTTGCGATCCTGTGGTGGACGTTCGCCGTTAGTGCGCTTGCAATCGCGGCATCACATGAGGGCACGATGCATTGGCGCGTCATTGGATGCGCGCTGTTCTGGCCGATGCTTCTGCCCGTCATTGCGGTTTTCCTGACTTACGACATGACCGTGAAGTCGACGAAAAGACTGCGGGCCGACCTGCAAAACCGGAAACTTCTCAGAAAGTTCGACGCGTATATGCGCAAAAAAGAAGGAACAGACAACATGACATCACTATACATAATCATATTCGCAATAGGCTCGATGGTCGAAACATTGGAGGCGCTTTGGGGCAAGCTAGTGGACGCATACTGCGTGGGTCTGGCATGTGATGTGGCACGGCCATGACAGAGCAAGAAATCAACATTGTCGCGGAAATGCACAGGGCAGGCCGCAGCCATGCAGAGATACAAAAGGCCACAGGATTTGGTTACACCAAGGTTGTCCGGGCTGTTGTCATAGCACGCAAGGCAGGCATTGTCCCGCCCCGCAAGATCAAAGCATCGCCTCGGCAGCAGGTCAAAGACCGCTTTCAAAATCACATGATTAAATTTGGAAACATCGGGGACATATTGCAGGTTCTAAGCAAGGACCAACAGGACTGGATCATCAACGAAGTCGGCAAGAACGAATATGCTGACGTCGCTGAATACATCACCGAACTTGTCCGTGACGCACATGCAGAAAGCACAATGACCAAATGACCTACCAACCTGTCGTGGGGATCAACCCAATCTACAAATCAGGGTCCGTCACCCGCTGGCACGCCAACCCAGATGTGCCAGCCCAGACGCTTGCAGATCACCACGGCAGGGTGGCACAGATTGTGTGCTACTTTTTTCCATCGGCATCTGCATCGCTTCTCTACGCAGCCTTGCACCACGACTGCGGAGAACTGATGGTCGGTGACGTTCCAAGCCCAGCCAAGCAAGACGAGCAGTTGGCACACTTCTTGCACCTACGGGAAGCAATCGCACGGCAGGAAATGGGCATTGACGTGATCGACCACCACGACCCACGCCTGACCTTCGCTGACAAGCTGGAGGCTTACACCTACGTCGCATTGACTAAACCGGACATGATGGGGCTAGCCCAATGGGTCACATCTCTATCGGATCTGGGGCAGATGGCTGATACGCTGAACATATCTGACCGTCTTGTGCAGTGGTTTGAACAATAGATTTACAATCCATAAGCGGGCATAATCAAGTCAGGCAAGCAAAGGGGAACCAAATGGACGCGAAGAAAATAATCGAAAGCGCAATCTTCGGGGCTGAAATCCAGCAGGCACAGCACATGCTAGATCAAACCGGAGAGGCGTTCCGCATCATCGCTGAACTGCGGTTTAAGTTTTTCAAGGCGCATCTGGACGCAGGCTTTGACGAGGAAGACGCTTTGTTGCTGACCATTAACTGCATGGACGGAATGTAGCATGGGGCAAAAGCCTTGTGAAAAATACCGATAACGCTTACAATCGCGCCAACAATGGAGACAACATGGACTGGCCCGCAGACAAGGTTGAGCGCCGCAAGGTCGCTGATCTGATCCCATACATCCGCAACAGCCGGGTTCACAGCGAAACACAGGTAGCACAGATCGCCGCCAGCATCCGTGAATGGGGGTGGACGATGCCGATCTTGGTTGACGAAATAGGCAACGTCATTGCAGGCCACGGTCGCATCATGGCAGCGCAGAAGCTGGGCATCGACGATGTGCCATGCATGACGGCTACGGGGTGGAGCGAAGCCAAGCGACGGGCCTACGTTGTGGCCGACAATCGACTTGCTCTGAATGCCGAGTGGGATAACGAAATGCTGAAGCTGGAGTTTACCGATTTAGATGCCGTTGGCTTCGATTTGACGTTGACAGGCTTTGATCTGGGCGAATTGACGGCGTTGTTTGACGAACCAGAATTTGCGCCCGGCACACAGGACGATCAAGGCAAGCTAGACGAACTTGCGCCCAAGATGGTGACATGCCCGCATTGCGCGGTTGAATGGGATTTGCGAGAACATGGGCAAGGCTGATCTGCGCATAGACTGGGCCACACATGCTGCTGCGAAGTATGCTTGTGAGAATTGGCATTATTCGAAATGCTTGCCGAGCAGCTTGCAGAAGCGTGTAGCTTTGGGCGCATGGGAAAGCGGCGAATTTATGGGGGTTGTTGTCTTCGGGCATGGGGCAAATCCGCAGATAGGCTCACCATATAACATAACGATAAATGAAGCTGTCGAATTGACGAGAATCGCATTGAAGCGAGGGCATAAATCTCCAGTATCAAGAATTGTTAGGCTTGCTTTGAAATTCTTGACAGATAGTCAGCCGGGTTTGCGTCTGGTTGTTAGCTATGCAGATCAATCACAAGGCCATCATGGCGGTGTATATCAGGCCGGGAATTGGCTTTATGAGGGATCAATGAAGGGTGTTCCATCATTGAAATTCAGGGGGAAGATATGGCATGCGAAGGCATTGCGGACATCATTCCCAAATCTAAAACATTCTGATCCTAGAGTTAAAAAAGTCCCGGCGGGCGATAAGCATAAATACCTAATGCCACTTGACGCTGACATGCGTGAGCGTATCCTACCGCTTGCCAAACCATATCCAAAGCGTGCGAAGCAGGCGATGACCGACATCCAGTCGGAACAGCGGCAGGGCGGCACTGACCCGCACGCTCCAAATAACGGGGAGGCAACATAATGCCCAAAGGTGACAACGCAGGCCGTCCAGAAATCGTGCTGACAGACGAGCAGCGGGAACAGGTTGAAAAGCTGGCCGCCTATCTCAGCCAAGAGCAAATCGCAGATTATTTCGGCATTGGCAAAACCACATGGTTTGCAATCATCCAGCGCGACCCAGATATTTCTGAACGCTATAAGCGGGGTAAGGCCAAAGCAATCGGCGCTGTTGCCCAAGGATTGCTGCAAAAAGCCAGAAGCGGTGACAACGCTGCGTCTATGTTCTATCTGAAAACGCAGGCTGGATGGCGCGAAAAGCAAGAGATCGACCACACCAGCAGCGATGGCAGCATGGCTCCAAACTTCACCGTTCGCATTATCAAAGCTGATGGGGAAAGCGATGACGCATGATAGCCAATTCGCACAAAATTGACTGGCGCGTTCCGGCAGTGTTCAATCCGCTGCTTGAAGACGGCTTGCGGTATCTTGGGGCGTGGGGCGGAAGGGGCGGGGCGAAGTCTCACTTCTTTGCTGGGTATTGCGTCATCCAGATGCTTAATGGGGCAAATGTATTGTGCGTTCGTGAAATCCAGAAAAGCATCAACAATTCCGTAAAGCGTTTGATCGAGTCAAAGATCAAGGAATTTGACGTTGAGCGGTTTTTCACGTTTACGGAGAATTCAATCCGCTGCAACTACAATGAAGCTATCTGCATGTTTCGCGGGCTTCAGTCTCACACGGCTGACTCGGTCAAGTCGCTAGAGGGGTTTGACATCTGTTGGGTTGAGGAAGCCCAGTCTCTTTCCGACCGATCCTTGACGCTGCTTGTTCCCACGATCCGAAAAGAAAAGTCACGTTTGCTTTTTTCGTGGAACCCTATGCGGCCGACAGATCCGATTGACATGATGCTGCGCGGGCCAAACCTTCCGACAAATGCTGCTGTTGTCCATGCCAACTGGTCCGACAACCCGTGGTTTCCAGAAGTGCTGGAGCAAGAGCGTCTTGACTGCTTGAACAACAACCCAGAAAAATATGGCCACATCTGGCAAGGTGAGTATTCAACGGTTCTAGAAGGCGCATACTTCGCCAAGCATCTGACGCAGGCGCAGCTTGATCGCCGCATTGGACGGGTTGCACGCGACCCCATTATGAAGACCTACGCCTTCTGGGACATCGGCGGCACATCCAGTCGGTCAGACGCAACGGCTATCTGGATCGGGCAGTTTGTCGGGACAGAAGTGCGGGTGCTGGATTACTACGAAGCCGTCGGCCAGCCATTCGAGGCGCACATCAACTGGCTGCGGGCAAACAAGTATGAGGACGTTGTCTGCGTTCTGCCGCATGACGGTCGCAAGCATGACTCCGTGTATCAGGTGACGCCGCAATCCTTTCTGCGCGAGGCTGGCTTTGCTGTTGAAGTGGTGCCGAACCAAGGCGCTGGTGCTGCGATGCAGAGAATTGACGCGGTGCGACGTTTGTTCCCGTCGATTTCTTTCAATGAGGAAACCACAAAGGGCGGGCGTGACGCTCTGGGCTGGTATCACGAAAAGCGTGACGAAGTGCGGGGCATTGGGCTTGGGCCTGAGCATGACTTTTCGTCTCACGGGAGTGATGCCTTTGGATTGCTTGCAATCTTCAAAAATGGTATGAAGACGGAAGGTGACTGGAATGAACCCCTGCGCCGAAACCTTAAAGGGATTGTCTGAGGCCGGTTCGCAGCGGCTATAAGCCAGAGAAGGGCAACAAATGAAATATGGTAATTCTGACGACCGCGCAATGAACCCCGGCACCAAGGCACGCAGCCGCGCCATGGGCGACAATGCCAAGTCCCGTGACCGTGCAATGGGTGGCGACAGCTTCACGCCCTGCGCTGGCTGTCCCAGCCCCTCTGCCTGCCGATCTGCTGGCAAGTGCATGGGTGGATCTATGAAGGGCAAGAAATAATGGCCAAGGGTCTTTATGCAAACATTGCCGCCAAGAAAGCCCGCATCAAGGCTGGATCTGGCGAGAAGATGCGCAAGGTTGGCGCCAAGGGCGCACCAACGGCGGCTGCGTTCAAAGCATCTGCTAAGACAGCAAAGAAGCCTAAGTAATGGCGATCAGCACATATTCAGAATTGCAGACATCAATCGGAAACTGGCTTAACCGCGACGACCTTGCCTCGGTAATCCCTGATTTCATTGCGCTGGCCGAAGCTGGCATTGATCGGGATCTTCGCCATTACAACATGGTTGAGCGATCCGATGCCACGCTTGACAGCCGGTATGTTCAGATGCCGCCAGACTGGATGGAGACAATTCGGTTCGCCATCACGTCAAACGACGCTGTGCGGCTGGAACTGGTGTCCCGCGACGACATGCTTGAGTATCGCCAAAACACAATGGACACGCCGGGCAAGCCTCGGTTCTATTCAAACATCGGTGACAGCATTGAGGTGTTCCCAACGCCTGACGCAGAATATCCAATGCAGTTGACATACTACAAGCGGACGCCTGCTCTGAGCGGCACGAACGCAGCCAACTGGCTGTTGCGAACCGCGCCTGACGTTTATCTATACGGATCGCTGATGCAATCGGCCCCGTATCTCATCGACGATGCCCGCTTGCAGACGTGGGCTGCGTTGTATTCTCAAGGGCTTAATTCATTGCAGCTTGCTTCTGACAACACGCGGTTTGCAGGCTCTGGCCTTAGGATGCGCGTCACTAGCTATTAAACCCAGCATGGTGTATAATTGCGCCAGATATATCTGATGGAGAGACAACCATGTCTTTGACAAACGCATTTGAGACAAGCACGCTGCAATACCTGCTGACGACTGGGAGCGTAACGCGCCCGACAGTTTGGTATATCGGTCTGTTCACGTCTGACCCTACCGACACCGGCACGGCTGGCACTGAGGTGTCTGGCTTTGATTACGCCCGCACGGCAGTGACATTTACCGTCACCGGCGACACGGCGTCAAACTCTGCCGCTGTTGAGTTTCCCGCTGCAAACGGCGGCAATTGGGGTACAGTCAGCCACATTGGCATCATGGATGCGTCAACCAGCGGCAACATGATCGTACATTCGGCGCTGTCCGTTGCGAAAGCCATCAATGACGGCGACGTTTTTCGCATCCCAACCGGCGACCTTGACATCACGGCAAGCTGATGGCGCTGCGCTCAACATATGACACGGGTGTTCACGGGTCTGGTGCTTATGGCGTGCCAGAGACGACACAGGCTGTTGCTGCGGTCGGTGTTTCATTTTCCGTGTCTGCGAGTGCAGTAACTATCGTTGAGGCGTCCTGTGCGGCGTCTGTGGGGCTTGTGGCATCCAATCCAACGCCCGTTCGCGTGGTGCAGGGATTGGCGGTTGCCAGCCTTGGCGGCATCATGTCTGTCTCTGCCGTCAAATACGACGTGGATGTGGGCTTTCGTCCCGGATACGGCCTTTCAACATACGGCACGTTTGTCTATGGCGAAAACTACAGCACAAAAGATGCGAGCGCGTCTGCCAACATTGGCGTTGGGGCGTCTTGCTCTGCGGTTGCTGTTCGTCAAAGTGAAGTTGCTGCGAGCGTGGCTTTTGCGTCAACATCGCAGGGATTCATGTCAATCGTGGGCGCTGTCGTTGATGCAGTTTCAATTTCGCCGCAAATATCGTATAACCGGGTCAGGTTGATGTCGGCCTCAGATGACATAAGCATAGCCGCGCCAGTATCTGCGCGGTATAAGTGGATCAACGCGTCCGACCCAGTCACAAGCTGGACTGATGCAGATTATTTGGAAAGGGCCGCATAATGGCTGACGGAACCACAACCAATTACACGTTCGTAAAGCCAGAAGTCGGCGCTTCCGAAGACACTTGGGGAACGAAGCTGAACGCCAACTGGGATGCGATTGATACGCTTCTCGGCGGCGTGACTAACGTAGAGTTTGCCATCCTTGACGGGGCGACGGTCACAACCGCTGAGTTGAACATCCTTGACGGGGCGACGGTCACAACCGCTGAGTTGAACATCCTTGACGGGGCAACGGTCACAACCGCTGAGTTGAACTATCTCGACATCACAACGCTTGGCACCTCTGAGGCCAGCAAGGCTGTCACGACAGACGCAAACGGCGTGGCGATTTTCGACGGCGGCATTGTCGAAGATGAAACCACGGTTACCTCAACCAGCAACGCAGCGACGATCAACTGCCGCGATGGCAACGTGTTTACCCATGAGTTAACTGAGAACGTAACCTACACATTCAGCAACCCGCCTGCCTCTGGGCGCGCCTTTGGCTTCACGCTCAAGATCGTCCAAGACAGCACAGCCCGAACGATCACATGGCCTGCGTCTGTTGACTGGGCTGGGGGTGAAGCGCCTGATGCTCCTGCAAGCAATGAGGTAAACATTTACGCCTTTATTACCCATAATGGCGGCACGACTTGGTATGGCTTCTTGGCTGGGGCGGCGCTGGCATGAGTATCACTCAAATTATGATGCAAGCTGCTGCGGGGGTCAAAAAAGGTCCAGCAATTGGTGAAGCATTTGGTGGTGGTTTCTATGCTGGTAATATTGTTGAGGGGGGGACTGAGTATTATATTATTGTCGCCCCTAAGTCTTCTGGTGAGAACTCAAGTAAACAAATTAAGACTAGCAATACTGCCGCACCTTCAGCCACCCAGACACTAAACAACGGCCCTGCTGCATCCTCCTCTATGAACTCTGCAACCTACCCAGCGGCACAGTTTTGTGAGGCGCTAACCATTGGTGGTTTTTCTGATTGGTATCTTCCTGCCAGAGATGAACTAGAGCTTTGCTATCGTAACCTTCAACCCACTACCGCAGCTAACAGCACGATAGATAGAGCAAAGTCTACTATTACATACCCAGAAGGGAACGATCTGCCGGCTGACACAATGGGTGTTAATCGCAACAGTAACCCGACAGGTGCTGCTTATACTTCTGGGACACCTAGTCGAACTTCCGTAACAGCTTTCATAACGGGAGGTACAGAAGCCTTTGCTTCAGGCAACTACTGGTCTTCTTCAGAGTTTTCTGGCACGAGCGCTTGGATTCAGTTCTTCAATAACGGCAATCAGTACAGCTTCCTTAAGACCAGTTCAAACTATGTTCGTGCCGTCAGGAGAGTCCCTGTATAACTTGAATTTATCTAAAACAGCCACGAACAGATCGGAGACACACAATGTTCGTCAAAACTACAAATGACCAGATTGACCAATACCCTTACACGGTCGGTGATCTTCGTCGTGACAACCCAAACACTAGCTTTCCCAAGCGTGTATCTGACGAGATGTTAGCAGATTGGGGTGTTTACCCTGTTGCTAAGGCTGACAGGCCCAACGTAGGTCACACACAGAACCTCACAGAAGGCCAACCAGCCCTTGTAGACGGTCAATGGCAGCAGACATGGGTCATCACCGATGCTACGCCAGAGGAAGTATCTCAGCGGGCAGCACAGCAGGCTAACGATATCCGTAATACCCGCAACCAACTGCTGTCGGACAGTGACTGGACTCAGATTGGGGATGCCCCTGTTAACGCTACAGCATGGGCTACCTATCGTCAGGCTTTGCGCGACATCACAGATCATGCTAACTTCCCTTATCTGGGTGAGGATGATTGGCCCGTTGAACCCGCATAAGGGAAACACAAATGGCGCTTATCCCGCTCAATATCCCAGCAGGGCAGTATCGCAACGGCACTGAATACCAGTCTCTTGGCCGGTGGCGCGATGGCAACCTGATCCGGTTCCATGAGGGTTCTCTGCGTCCTGTTGGCGGTTGGCGTCAGCGGGGCAGCGTAGACATTGCGGGCGTTGTCCGTTCGATGCTTGCATGGGAAGACAACAGCAACAGCCGCCGGTTAGCATTTGGCACGCATGACAAGCTATTTGCTATGACCGCTGGTAATGCGGTGACTGACATCACGCCTGTCGGATTCACTGCCGGGCGGGTGGATGCCACGCTGTCTGTCGGCTTCGGGGCCAGCACATACGGCAACCAGACGTACGGCACGCCACGTCAGGACACTTCAACGCTGTTGCCTAGTACCACTTGGTCGCTGGATAACTGGGGCGAATACCTTGTCGGCTGCACGGCTGATGACGGCAAGCTGTATGAATGGGAATTGGACAACGCTACTCCAGCCGCGCAGATTGCCAACAGCCCCGAAAATTGTTCCGCAATGATGGTGACGGAGGAACGGTTCCTGTTTGCTTTTGGTGCTGGCGGGAACCCACGAAAGATTGCGTTCTCTGGCAAAGAGGACAACACAGTCTGGACGCCGCTTGCGACCAACGAAGCGGGCGACATCGAGATCCAGACTAACGGCACGATCCTGCGCGGCCTGCGGACCCGTGGGCAGGCGCTGATCCTCACCGATCAGGACGCCCACACAGCGACTTACCAAGGCCCGCCGTTCGTCTATGGCTTTGAGCGTGTTGGCACGTCCTGCGGCCTGATTGCGGCCAACGCGGCGGTTGCGATTGACATGGGCGTTGTCTGGATGGGCAGGCGCAGTTTCTTTACATACAGCGGCGGTGCTGTGCAGGAACTGTCCAGCGAGGTCAGCGATTACGTTTTCAGCGACTTCAACACCGATCAACGGTCAAAGGTTCACGCTTTGGTCAACAGCCGCTGGAATGAAGTCTGGTGGTTTTATCCAAGCGGGGCGAGCGTTGAGTGCGACCGCTATGTCGTCTATGACTACGCGCAGAACGTTTGGTCCACTGGTGACATTGACCGGACGGCGGGTGTGGACAGCGGCGTGTTCCGTCAGCCAATGTGGATCGCTGCCGACGGTGTTCTATATGAGCATGAGGCTGGGTATTCTTACAGCGGTGCAACGCCATTCTGCGAAACCGGCCCAATCACGCTTGGCACCGGCGATCAGGTAATGAGCGTGCAGCAGTTTATCCCGGACGAAAGAACTTTGGGCGATGTCACGGCTACGTTCAAAACGCGGTTTTATCCAACTGCAACTGAGCGTAGTTACGGGCCATTCAGCATGGCAAACCCGACCAGCATGCGGTTTACCGGGCGTCAGGTGCGGATGCGAGTTGATGGCAATGCGGCGGCTGACTGGCGCGTCGGCATAATGCGGCTGGACGTTGTCCCCGGTGGCCGTAGATGAGCCGTGTGATCCCGCCATTTACCACCGACGCCAAGGCGTGGGTTGAAAACATCCGCCGGTATCTGGCACGCGCTCTGGACCAGTTGGGTGCTCTTGATGCGAGGGCTACGGCGGCTGAGAACGGCGTGCTGCTGTGGGACCGCGAGAACAAGTATCCGGTGGTGTCGCTTGATGGGGAATGGCGTCAGCTTATCATTGCCAATGGCTTTGCGTTTCTGACGCAGGACAATGACATCACGGCAGCGGCGGATAACACTGCTTATCCGATTGTCTTTGATGCGCCGATGGCTGGGTTTTCGGATGGGATTAGCCTTGGGGCATCGCCCAATCAAAGCCGGATCCTCTTTGAGGAGGGCGGGGTTTATTGCCTGACTTTCACTGCGCAGGTTTACAGCACAAGTGCATCAAAAGTTGATTTCTGGTTTTGGCCAAGGATCAACGGCGTTGACGTGCCGACCGGTGCAACGCGCGCAAGCCTGCATGACAGCACATCAACAAAGCCTGTCACCAAGGGCGCTATCTTTAGCGTAAGCGCCGGTGATTACCTTGAGGCTTATTGGGCGACGGACGACCACACGCGCGGGACGCTTGAAGCATTTGCTGCCACTGCATTTGCGCCCGCCACGCCGTCTGTGTCTCTGTCAGTTACGAGGATCAGGTCTTGAATATCATTGACCATTGCCGCCCGTGGATTGATGACGCGCTGGAATATAGCGGCGGAACCCACACGTTTGATGACGTTTCTGAGCGCATCCTTGAAGGCAAGCTGCAATTGTGGCCTGCCGAAAGGGGGTGCGCTGTCACAGAGATTGTGATATATCCAAAGAAGAAAGTCCTGCACGTTTTTTTGGCTGGCGGCGAGATGGATCAAATCATTGATATGATCGACAGCGCCGTGGCTTGGAGTAAGACACAGGGCTGCACCAGCATGACAATCGCAGGGCGACATGGATGGAAGCGGGTTCTTGAGAAATACGGATACAAGCCGGTGATGACGGTCTTGGAAAAGGAGTTTGAATAATGTCAGGCGGTAAGGGTGGAAACACTACAACTGAAGTTGCAATCCCTGAGTGGCTTGAGAGCGCAGCGCGCCAGAACATTGGCCGTGCAAATGAGATCGCGCAGATTGGCTATGTTCCATACTACGGGCCAGACGTTGCGGCAATGACGCCAATGCAAATGTCAGCCGGTGGCAACATCAACGCGGCGGCTAATGCATTTGGCCTTGGTGCGCCTACATCTGCTGGGGCTGGTATGCCGACCGCGATGGATTACGGCGGCATGGGTGCTTATTCTTCTGCGCCGTTGTATGAGCAAAGCCTTTCCCAGCTTGAGATGCGTGCGCCCGGTCAATACGCGGCAATGCGTGCGCCGTTCATTGATCCGATCACAGGTGCGCCACCGGCGGCTCCATTTGGCAGTGGTCAAATGTATTCTAAGCCTGTGCTGCCACCCGTTCAGAATTTTGGCAGCGACCAAAGCTACAACCAAGGTTCGCGCAATATGTCTGACAACGGGTCAAGCGCAGGCGGTGTAAATGTCTTTAACACGCGGCAAGGGCCAAATTTAAATGGTCAAGCTGGATACGGCGCTGGTGGTTACACTGGCATCCGTGATGTTTTTGATGGCGGCGGGGCCGGAAATTCCAGATCTATCGGAATAGGTTCTGATCTTTCTCGGTCGTTGACTGATCCAACATATGATCCACCCGGCAACGTAATTACGCGTGCGCTGGGAACTGTTCGCCCCGAAGCCAGATCGGGCGATAGCATGGGGGGGGGCAAATAATGGCTCGTGGTTCAAATCCGGCACAAGTTGCTAGCCCTAGTGGAATGGGTGGAAAAGGCGGTGGGCAAGTCCAGCAAGCAACTAATCCAGCGGCGCAAAGCAACGTGTTTCAGCAGGCGGCTGGCGCTCAATCGCAGGCAATGCAAACTTTCAACAACTTAGCTAATGCGCAGTTTCAACCAATGCAAACTGCACAAGCTGGCCCAACTGCAATTTACGGCGGGGCGAACATTGCGCCAACGCAGGCATTTGGCGGGGCGAACATCGCTCCAACCCAAGCTTTTGGCGGGGCGCAAGTTGGCGCAGCGCCTACATTTGGTGGTGCTAATATAGCCGGAACACAAGCGTTTGGTGGTGCTAATATAGCCGGAACACAAGCGTTTGGTGG